ATCGTCAAACTTGCTAGTATAGTACCCTGCTGCTGCATGCGAGTAGTGATGTTTAAAATTAGTTCTTGGTATTGCATTAAGATAAGTATGTTCAAACCAAGGCTTACCGCCACCAAAACCACCACGAGTTTTAACTCTTAGTTTCTTTAAAAATGGATTTTCATAGTAGGCTATTTGATCTGGAATCCCATACTCCAATGCATTATCTATTAAACCCTTGTTGGTAAACCAATCATTTTTAACTTTGCTATATCTTTCAGCGTGACCAGCAAATAAAACTTTATCGTCTTGTATTAAAGATATAGATGCATCATGTGTAGTTTCATTAATTCCCATTATTAACATTTTCTACCTCCTTAATTCTGTACATTGCTTCTTTAAACCATGCGTAGTGAACTGCTTCGCTAGGGTGTGTCTTATCTGATCCAAATATTGTCATATCTTTATCATTATTTTGTATAAAGTCAAATGTATTTTTTGCAAATCTTTCTTTATTTATTTGATAATAGGTATTAAAAGAATCTTTCATCATTTGATGCATATACTCTTCAAAATCTGGAATATAGATATCTATAAAATCAGTAACTCCTGTAACCAAGTCTGACCAACCAGTTGTAAACAACTTTACGTTATTAGTTTTACACATATCTTCTAATATACTATATAAGTTAAATATAAAAATTTCTACCAAGGTTCCATCTAGTCCACGAAATGTATTAAACTTAAACCAGTCTCTTCCATAATTTGGAAAAAGTATAAATATATAATCTGGATATCCATGTTTAGATATATACTTGAAAACATTAAGTATTATTTCTATCGTTGATCCACCAGACAATCCAACATTAAAGTATCCACTGCACGGAGTATGCTCATTTATCTGATCATATAACTTATATGACCAACTTTTTTTAATATCATTTAACCCGCATCCAACGGTTATAGAGCATCCAGCAAATAAAATATTTGTTTTATCTTTGCTAACTTCTGTAAAAGAATCGCTAATATATGGGACAAACTCAATTGATTGTTTTGTTAAGTCTGGATTAAGAAATGGACCTATGATATCTTTATTTTTGTGCAACAAGTATTTAAAGTGCTGAGGTCTTTCTTCTCTATCTTGATTAATTATATCTTCAAATTCCATATTAATATATAAACTCTCTCTTTTTAAAATGTTTTTTATTTTTTCTTAACCAAAAATAAAATTTAATTTTATATATTATTTTTTTCATTTAAATACCTTTCATAGAAATATTTATACCATGCATGATGAAATGCATTTCCGTGATGTTTATTTTTATCTGGTGCAATAAATAAGTATGGATCGTTTGAATTATTTGTAGCAAACTCATAAACATCTTGTTGAATTTTGTAAATATCCATCAACTTAAAGGTTGCGGTGTATCTTTCTAAATATTCAAGTTGTTCAAAAGGATATCTTTCTTTAAAATTACTGTATAGTCCAGTATCTCCAAACTTTCCTTCAGCAGTTAGTTGATGATTGTATACGTCAACATTAAAGTACTCCTTGTCGGCACCACGCAGCAAACTATCAACAATATTTTTTTTATCATTTAGAACCCAACTAGTTGACACTAACTTTGTGCCATTGCTTTTGCACAAAAACTCTAAATGCCTATATAGTTCTGTAATGATGGGAGTTAAAGATTTTTCTGGCTCTTTAAAATAACTGGCGTCTCTTTCAATTTCTGGTAACAGAATAAATATTATTTTTGGAAATCCATAAGACTGAATATATTTATTTATGTTTATTAATATCTCAAATATACTTCCAGCACATAATCCTAGATTGTAGTAACCATCAATATTGACATCTTTTTTAATTGCTTCATAAAGTCTATATGACCAAGTTTTTTTATACTCTACGCCAGCACCAAAAGTATTTGAACATCCAGCAAAAAGTATGTGATCTCCATCATGATCTTCTGTAAACTCATCTGAACGAAAGTTGTCTGAATTTAAAGTGTAGTCTAAATCATATTTTAACCCATCCTCCAACTCTTCATCTAACAATTCTTCAGATAAAAAATTTCTTTTTTTATTTATTATAATGTTAAATTGTTCTTTTGACATTTCTTTTAATCCATTGCCTATTAAAAAAAGAGAGTTGTTGTGAAAAAAATCATTATTATTGTTCATCTGTATACCTGCTGTAAAAATATTTATACCAGGCGTAGTGGAAACCTTCTCCATGATGTTTTCCAGAATCTGGTGCAACAAGTATATTTTTATTATTTACTAATAAAGAATAATTATATATGTTTTCTTTAAAATCTTCTTGATATAAAACTTTAAAAGTTGATGAATATTTTTGTAAAGTTGCTAACTCATAATATGGATTTATTTCTTTTAGAAAATCATATACTCCACCTTCTGCGTATTTGTTATCTCTAGTCTTATAATCTACATAAGAACTATATTCTTTAGTGTAATATTTTGCCATTTCTTCTTCATCCATATTAAGCCAACTTGTACTGAATAGTGATGTGTTTGATTTTTTACATAAGTACTCAAACTCATTATACAGTTCAGCAATTATAGTTGTTAATGATATCTCTGGCTTTACAAAATATCTAATATCTCTTTCTATTTCTGGAAACAGTAAAAATATAACATCTGGCATGGAATATCTTCTTATATATCTCTGAACATTTACTAATGTTTCAAAGATGCTTGCTCCTGAAGCACCCAGATTAAAATAACCACTTAACTTTTCTTCTTTTTTTATTTCTTCGTATAGTCTATATGCCCAGGTTTTTTCATATTCAACTCCTTCTCCAAAAGTATTTGAACATCCAGCAAAAAGTATGTGCTTGTCTTTATGTTTTTTAATAAACTCATCTGATCTAAAATTATCACTATTTAAGTTATATGAAATACCAGTTTTTTTAACGTCATCTTTCATTTTGCTGCTTAATGGGTTTACCAAGAAACCTTTATTTCCCTTTATATTAAAGTTTTTATTTGCATTTGTAGGCTCATCATCTGAAGATTCAACTTTATACAACTTTTCTTTCATTCTTGACCTGTAGAATTTCTAATCATGTCAGATGGTACATTATGAAACCAAGTAGGTACTGCATACCTCGGTCCCTTTAAAACAGAGTCAACTTCGTGAACATATAAAAAGTTAGATGGAAAGAATACAATACTACCTGCCGATGGTTTAATGGTTACATTTGATTGCTTAAATGTTATTTCTCCACCAACATAGTCATCATTAAGGTATAGCAGTACAGACAAAACCCTTGTACTAACTCCTTGGTCTTGATGTGGTGGCAAATATCCAGTCTTATCATATCTTAATAAACTAGTTGCGTGTTCTTTTGCTTTAACATTTTTTTGTGCAAATGGATATAGTTTGGTTGAATAATGTTTTAATGCTTCATCAATTGATCCATGTATTCTAGAAGATATATTTCTTTGTTCATCTCTAAAGGTATCATCTTCTGATATCTGTTCCATAGTTGGAATAAATTTTTGCCAACAAAATATTTCTTTGGTTCCAGCACTTTCATTAACCCAAGGAGACCATGGTTGAACAACTGTTTTTTGTTTAACATCTTCAGGACTATTCAATAGTCTTTCTTCTAAATCTTCTATATTTCTTATAATCTGATCAGTATTTTTTACAATATTTTTATAATATACTAATCCTAAATCTAGTACCTCATGATCTATTAGATTCACGCTCTTCTGCCTCTCGCTCTAATGGATACTCAACGGCTTGCCAAACTGGTTTTTTATTTTCTCCTAAAAAGTCTGGATCTGCATGTTCTGGAAGAGATGTGTGCATAAACAAAGCAGTATATCTATGCCCTTCAGTTACCTCTGTAATACCATGAATGTATTCAGTACCAGCACTTGGAAAAAATACTGCTGAATATTTCTTAGGTTGATAAACAAAGTCTTGATTAGGAAAAAATATCTTACCACCTTGATACTCTGGAGTTTCATTTAGGTAAATGATTGTGCTAAACTCTATGAATGGTTCAGGACCTTGTGCATCTAGGTGCAACCCACCCCTTGTGCCCTTTACCCAGTGTGATCCAAAACCTTTAAACACATATATGGGATTAAGAAAACCATTATAGGATCTATGAACTTCGTTTGATTTATTTCCATATTTAATCATTACGTCCATAACGTTTTTGTTATACGGTAAAGATGTTCCACCATATCTTTTTCCATAATATTCTGGATATGGATTAACCTCTGATGGGTTGTGCTGTTCCCTTATTAGGGTATCTGCGTCTTCTTTGGTTATAAAATTGTCTATTACCGAAATTCTATGCATAGTTTTCCTATCTTTCTTATATTATACCACTAGTCAATGTAGTTAATTTTAGTCATAAACTTTTTAGAATCAACATCGTCAAATTTGGACAGGTCCTGATCATACTCAACATCGTTCATTGGAAAAGGTAGTGGATGGATAGACTCTGGGTCAATCTTATGTAGTTTTAAAAACATGCTTACGTCTGGCATCATTGGTTGATCTATTGAATCATACTTATTTTTTTTATTTTTAAGTAGGTCAATCATCTCATTATAGTTATGATATTTTGAAAATGTAGTATATAGATCTTTTATCGTGTCTGACCCTTCCTTTGTATAAAAGTTGTCTGGACAACTATACATTTTGATATTATTAGAAAAATATAATAATGACAAAGTTTCTTCCTCTCCATAATATTTCATGTATGATGGATAGTTTACAGATTGTAGCGTTGACGTGTGGGCAAAAATTAAATCTCTACTAGTAAAATATACTTGTTCTATTTTTTCTGTTTTTATTTCTTCTTTTTTTAAATAAAAAATTCCATCATTTGATAAGATAGTTTTATTCTTACCAGTTATTATTGATTGCTTGTTTGGTAAACTGCTTAATAAAAATTCATCCCAATCTTGATTTAGAAAAACATTATCTGATAATAATAGTGTATATGAAAATTTTGAATCATTAATAATTTTTTGTCTATAATAGCAGGGACTTTTTATTTTATCCCAAAATATATGATTATATGTTAGACTATCAAATTGATCAAAATATTCTTGTTTAGTTAGGGTGCTTTGATCATAAATATGCACATATATCATATTTTTTTTAGATGATTTTTGCAATAAATTATCTACAACTTTTTTTAATAACTTGCCTTTATATGAATATATGATTACATTAATTGGATTAGGCAAATTTTCATTCGTCATCGTATTCCTTTATTCCCTTTGTTCCAAATATTTTTTTTATCCATGCTGTTTTTTTATAATATCCATATAGCATGGACCTTCTATTCTCTGCTTTAAATTCATGTTCGTCAAACTTTTCTAAACTTGTGTCAACTTTCATCTCCCAGTTATCTCTTTTAAATGGAATTATTTGAAACACAGGCGTTCCCCTTTTTATTACTCCTTGAAATCCTCTTTTAAGAAAAAATGCAGTAAAAACTGGTAGTCCCCAAATGTCTGACTCTACTATTCCAGACATAGTTATGAATGGTAAGTCGTGTCTGTTCATTGGGTGTGTTATTAAAACTGAATAACCTGGTGGTGTTTCGTAATACCAATTCATTCTCCATCCATAATGTATTGGGTGGCAGTTATCTGGTACAGGGAGATCTATTGTTGGTCTTTTATCCATAATCATTATGTCTTTATCCCAAGACAATTTTGGTTTTCCATTTTTATCTAACTCAACTAAAAGATCATCTTCTAATAAATAATAATACCCTGCAGTTAAAGAGTCAAAAAAGGGCATACACATCTTAGTAGCAACTCTTGCACCGTCTCCACCTATATTATTAACTGGATTTAGATGTTTATCATCATTCCAAATTTCATGCTTTGCTAAACTTTTATACCATTCAGGAACATGTTTAACTGCAGGTTCTGGTGGAATAAAAATACCTTCGTAATTTGGACCACCACCTGGAATAAATGATATATTTAAAGGATCACTCATTACTTATATTCTTTTTTTTGTCTAAACTTTTCTTTATAAGAATTTCTAAAACTACTTCTAACTAACAACCTTTGTTTTTCTATTTCATCTTTACCATCACCATATGCAACACACTCTGAATCCCAAGACTCTCTCTTAACTGGTATTGCTTGAATAAGTGGCGTACCTTGTTTTATAATACCTTTAAAATCTTTTTTAATATACATAGAAAAGTGTCCATCTGATGCAAACTTATCTGTATCTACAAATGCTTCAAATGCTTTAAAAGGAACTTCGTCTCTATGAAATGGATGAGTAAAGATAGTGCTATACCCTTTTGGTGTCATTATGGACCAAAATGGCAAGATTCTAAAAATTTGTTTATGGTATAGATTGGTATCTACAGGATAGTTAGAGATTTGCTCTGCAGTGTGAGTTGCGACCATGTCATTTCCAACAAACCTAAGTTCATTTGGAACGCTCCACTCTATTTTTTCTGGATTAGTAGCGTCTACATATACATCCATAGGAAACTTAATAATGTATCCAGCAGTCATTAGATCAAATACTGGCATACATCTTTTTACTGTTCCACTACTCCCACCCTTGGCAATAAAATCTTTATATTCATCACCTATAAAACCTGGTTGTTGCTTATACCATTCTGGAATAAATTTTGATGCTGCTTCTGGGACAGGTGCAAACATTGCTGTTTTTTCGCTAAAAGGATAAAATTTAATCCTGTTCATATAACTTCCTTACTCTCTCTACTATTATATCACTCGCTACGAACCTTATGTTATACATAGGGCTAAACCTTGGTATCTTGCCAAACTCGTGATCAACCATATGACTACCTGCGTTTTTAAAATGAAAATAAACGAAGTCAGTCTCAATCATCCTAGTAGTTTCAGGTATTTTTTTAAAATTCATTATACCTGGATATACAACAAAAGGAGAATTTTCTGGCTGTTCTATAAATGCTTCAACTTCCTCGTCAATAAGCCATGGCATATAAAATCTAAAAACATCAGCAAAACAATCTTTAGGCAACTCAGGGGGCTCTTGATCTGATAAGTAGTATTGTCTAATCCATGGCCTATCTAAACTATACAAACCATCTTCCTTTTGAAGTAAAAATATTTCAGCATGATTAGTTTGTTGCAATGTAATCTCATTATTTTTTATACTGATTAAATTAGGTTTTTGATATAGTTTTTTTGCATACAAGTTTATTGGTTTAATTATGCTGTCTTTATATTCATCTTTTATTCCTTCTTGATAAGAAAGCCATCTATGTGATACCCTAGACCTTTCATTAATATATAAAAAAGACTCTGATTTTGATTTATACCAAATATCAAAATCTAGACTTAGTGGAGTAATTGTTTCGTTACTCACTCTTCTTCTGACCAATCTTTATTTAATAATTCTTTTGGTATAACTTTGTAACCACTTCTATCAATACCAATCTCGTATCCTTTTTCAGCCTCTATCCATCCTAATAAATTAACTGTTCTATATTCAGAATCTGATAGTTCTGCACCCCAAATAATTAAACCACGATTAAGATCCTTTTCACGTACCGCTGGACCAGATTGTGTTCTTACTCTTCTTACTTCTATGTTTGTTCCTACGTCTGGCATATCTTTATACTTCTTATGCTTTCTACCGTCCCAAACTGAGGCATGCCAATACTGGTTTGTATATTTGGCAACTGCTAATTCACAAATTGCTGATGCTGGCTGAGCGTTTCTATCTTCTTCCATACTAGATCTATTGTAGTATGAAGCATCTACCTTATTCCAATTTTCTGTATATCTTCGCATACCAACCATATAGGCATGTTCATATTCCCACGGTTCTAATTCAATTATCAATTGCTTTCCTATTCTGTTAATGTTGCGAGCCTCGACTCAGGTTTGAACTGAGGACCTTCCGCTTACAAGGCGGATGCACTACCACTGTGCTATCGAGGCGTGGGAATAGTAGGACTTGAACCTACGATAGCCGAATTATGAGTTCGGTGCCTTAACCTACTTGGCTATATTCCCTTTGGCTGGCGTGGTAGGTCTCGATCCT